ACAGCCCCTCCTATAACAAATCGGTTTAATCGCTGCTTGCTGTCAATACATGCAGGTATGGCATATATTAGAATTACCTTAGATTTGCATCCGAGGATTACAGATAAAATAGAAAGGATAAATTTGTGAAACAAAGAAAGAATGCAGAAAGTGAACCAGTTAGAATTAAGAAGTTTGCGAGATTCATTGCCATAAGCGGACTTCCTGCTTGTTTGAACCCAGACCCAGATAGTAGGTTAACATCCATTGTTAAGGTAGTTGGGTTAAGTTCAAACCCTTTCTTTCTTAAATCAGTAAAAGACAAAAGTATGGAAAATTTTTATTTTATCGGTGTGGACGTGTCGAAAAAGAAGCTGGACTTCTGCGTAATGTTTGAGGGAAAGGTTGTACATGAAGAAGAAACAAGCAACAATCAAGGCGCGATCATGTCGTTGCTGCATCACTTGGAAGAGGATTATGGGATAGCAAGCGGTCAAATGCTTGTCTGTGCGGAGCATACGGGGCAGTACACGTTCCCTTTAGCTTGTGCCTGCAAAGCCGTGGAATGCAAGCTTTGGCTTGAAAACGCAGCGGAAATCAAATACTCCTCCGGTGTACAACGGGGAAAGAATGACAGGGTGGATGCCAAGCGCATAGCCATCTATGCCAGTCGTTTTCAGGACAAGGTACAATATTACGAACGCCCTACGGAAGATATTGAAAGATTGAAGCAGCTTGAGTCTGAACGCACCTTGTATGTGACGGATTTAGCCAAATACAAAGGACAGATGAAGGACCAAAAGGAGTATATGCCCAAATCCCTGTACGAACGCAAGATGAAGCGTTTGCAGGCATTGATGGACGACTTGGAGGAAGCCATACAATCCATTACTGACGAAATGGATGAAGTAATTGCCTCCTGCCCTGTATTGTTCAGGCAGCGGGAACTGCTAATGTCTATAGACGGTGTTGGGCGTGTAGTAGCAACCAACATGATAATCGCAACGGAAGCCTTTACCCGTTTCGGTGATCCGAGGAAATTCAACTGTTATGCCGGAGTAGCCCCTTTCTCTTATTCTTCCGGAAGTTCCCTACACTCGAAAGCACGAGTGTCACACCGAGCGGACAAGGTGATGAAAAGATTGCTGCATTTGGCTGCCGTGGCTGTAACGCACCGGATTGGAGGTGAACTGAAGAAGTATTACGAAAGAAAAGTTGCCGAAGGCAAAAACAAGATGTCCGTAATCAATGCGCTACGAGCAAAAATCGTGGCGAGGATGTTTGCGGTCATCAAAAGAAATGAGAGATATAAACCTATTTTATCATAAATAACTTGCAAAAATCATAGTAGTATGGGGAATACATATAAAGCGTTTATAAAATAATTCCACAAGTTAGTTTTAAGTTAGAACAAGTCCGGCGGAGGTGATACTCTTTCGGACTACAAATGTTTAATATAAAACGTGAGGCACACGAGAAAAACTGTTTAGAGTCATGGGAGCTAGTTTTGAGGATGTAGTAAAAGCAACAGGAAAGAATTTTGAATGCGAACAGTCTATAAGTGGATATTACCGTCTTGTATGTGATGGGAAAATAATTTTAGACGACAGCGCTTGTGAAGATGTAAACGGAACTGAACAGGAAGCGAAAGATTTCTTTGCGGAATACCTGCTTGAATATGAAGTTCCGGAAGATAAGAAAGAATACCGTTGCGGATTATGTTTTCTGAAATGATAATAATCATAATTTCCTGCCGCTGTGAAGCGGAAGGAAATAGTTAGATAATCAGGCTGACAGGGTGTAAATCTCTGCAAGCCTTCTCAAGTTTAATTAAAGAGTGAGACACACGGTAAAAACTGTATAGAATATGGAAAAGAAATTTATTTTGACTGACAAATTCATAAAACTCGCAAGAGGAAAGAAATTGTTTCAAATTAAATGCGTAAAATCATTTAAGTATGCCAAAGAAGGCGACTTGGGAGGTTATATTGAAAAAGAAAGCAACCTTAGCCATGAAGGTGATGCCTGGATACATGACAATGCTCTGGTATTCGGTGACGCTCAGGTGTACGACAATGCCCAGGTATATGATAACGCAAAGGTATATGATGACGCAGAGGTGTATGGTGATGCAAAGTTGCATGGGAACGCCCAGGTGTATGGATATGCCGAGGTGTATGATAAAGTTCAAATGCATGGTAATGCCCAAGTGTATGACGATGCCAAGGCGTATGATAAAGCACAAATACATGGTAATGCTCAGGTGTATGGTCGTGCCGGTGTGTATGGCGGAGCAAATATATATGGTAATGCTCAGGTGTATGACAATGCCGATGTGTATGACGGAGCACAAATATATGGTAATGCTCAGGTGTATGACAATGCCGATGTGTATGACGGAGCACAAATATATGGTAATGCTCAGGTGTATGGCTATGCTGAGGTGCATGAAGAAGCTCAAATATACGGGTACGCTAAGGTTTACGATAGAGCTAACATACATTGTAATACTGAAGTGTATGGCGGTGCCAACATATATGGTGACGCCTGGGTATATGGCTATGTCAGTATATATGAGAACGCCCACGTATATGGCGGTGCTCATATATATGGTAATGTTAATGTATATGGTAATGCTCATGTATGTGGTATTGCCACTGTATGTGGCAATACTATAATATGCGAGAATGCCCACGTATATGATGCTGAGATAGATGACAACGAATCAGTATACGGGTCTACATGGATACGTGGTAATGCCGAGATAAAGGACAATGAAAGCCATTGCGGGTTCAATCTTTCAGGTCCATTCATTAGCCACATACATGCCTACCGGACTAAAAAAAATGAAGTGGAAATTACTTGTGAAGATTTTCGTGGAAACATGGAAGAATTTGAAAAGGAAGTAGATGAAACGTATTCAGGGAAAATATCCAAAGAGGAGTGCAGTCGGATAATAGAAGAAATCAGGACAAAGATTGGTTAGGATGCACACTCGAAACGAAGGAGGAAGTATGATGATGTAGTCTGGTTTATCATAATTTCATACCGCTGCGAAGCGGAGTTTTAAGTTAGACAAAGGCCGACGGAGAGTAATACCCCGCCGGCCTTCTTCATTTTTAAATTATAAACGTATGAATAAGAAAAGAAGAAAAGAAATCGAAGTCCTAAGAGAGTCGTTGAGAAAAGTATATGAGGAACTTGAAGAACTCAAAGATGAAGAACAGGAAGCCTTTGATAACCTACCTGAGTCTTTCCAGGAATCCGAAAAAGGAGAGCGGATGCAGGAGTACATAGAATACATGGAAGAAGCTCTCTCAAGCATTGAAGAATCAATTGAAAGTTTAAATGAAATAGAGTAAAATTATGGACGGAACAACAATTTTCTCAGTTATCTGCGTCCTGCTTTTTGCAGGCTATCTGGTGGTAAGATACCGCCGATACAACATTCATCGCGCACTGAATCTGCCGACAAATCCTCCGCGTCATCCGGACAGTGCCATTAAATCGGCCAAGGAAATAGGTAAATTCCTGTTCACCCGTGCGGAGATTTGCGGTGTTCACTTCATGACGGCCGACAAAGATACGGGCGTTTCCTACGAAGCTATCCGCGACATTTCTCGTGGGAAAGACACGCACATAGTGAACTTCCTGCGCATGGCTCACTTCCTGGGCTGTGAGGTGGTGATACGGCAAATCGGTACGACCGACACCGAGGACCCGGCAACCACTCCGCAAGTGTATGAAGAAATGATCGCCAACATTGAAGAGGAAAACAGAAGATAAAAAACATACACTTCAATTAATTGATATTCAGCACCGGTTCAGGCGTGAATCGGTGGTTTTTTGAATTTTAGATTCAATTTTAATGCGATTCTTGCTTAAAATTGTTACATTTGCCATGCAAAAGAAAAACAATGAATTAACCATTAAAGCAGGGCAAATGATCTACACTAATCAACGACGCAGGGAGCTTAACAAAGCTCTGTTTTCTAAACTGCAAAATCCCCTTATTACTACGCTCGCCGAGGAAGGCGACTCACACATTTTTCTTGAACATCTGCCAAAGGATGCCGAGGAAATTCCCACAGACGACTGCCTGATGCGTAATGTGCCGCGAGGTGTGCTGCCGTGGAACCAGGTGATGCCGGTATTCATTCCTGCTATGTACAACGGGAAGAAAGCTTATCTGGTGAACTACGTGAATAATTCACAGAAGAGCATACAGACGGCGCTCGAAAAACTGAACACCTGCGGAATGTATTACATTCCCGGCATGACGCTGGAGAAAGGAGTGGATTATGAATGAATTTAAGAAGATGGCCATGCAGGGATGCCTTATCCTGATTGGCATGGTACTGGTAGCAGGATTCTGCCTGTATGGAATCATTAGTCTTATAAAACAATTTATCTGAAAACGGCATGGAAGAAAAAAGATATTACTACAAGGTGTCGCTATCGAACACGCATCGCGGACGCTGCATTCAGGAACTGATTGATAAAGGAAATAGAGCGGTGGAAGCGGCCAACGAACTTGCCGCCTGTCTGGGTGCTGAATCGCGGACGGACCGTCCGGGACGACTGTTCCCGGGAGTAGGAATCGGAAGCCTGAAGTTCCATAGAGTTCCCAACCTTTTTGCCTACCAGTTTATCGGTAAGGGAGAATATATCCCGAATATGCAGAACGAGAAAGGGCAGGAGATAGCACGTAAAATCATGGACCTGCCTGACGTGACCTCCGACGATTTCCGGGTGGCGTTTGGCATTCCCATAAACCGCCAGCACACTCCGCAGTGGTTTATCTACAACGGAAAGGCGTACCTGTGCAGCCGCTATCCGCTGGGCGAGGAATACGAAACCATCCTCCAGCAGGAGTTTGATTCAAAACGGAAGAAAGTATGAGCTATCAGGTGAATCTTTTCCGAAAGCCTCCGGTAATTGGTGAAGTAGTTGCGCGTGCGGAATACCGCGAGATACTTCTGGCACGCATGGCTGCCGGCGACCTCTATGCGTCGGAAACGCTGGCCATGGTACGAAAGGCCGACATGGCGCTGGATGTGCTTCGTGAAAAACCTATATACAAAAGAAAGAATGAATCCGTTTAATATTTTTCTGGTTGCTATATTAAGTGTAGCTTTTGGATGGAGTATTCTTTTTGCAATAGGAATAACTGTTTCTGCATTTAAAGAACTACTGAAAATGATAAAACAAATGATGGAGGATTGACATGGGATGTTTTATTTGTGCAAAATGCGGGTGCGTGGACAACACCGCCACTTCGGAATACTGGAGCATTGTGACAAGACTTGCGCCAGATGCAGAATGGGACGAAAGTCTTCTGCCGTACAAATGGAAACCGCTTTGTTCGGAATGCTGTAAAATAGAGTTTGACGAAACCGGAAATCACGCAAGATATATTCCAGGAAAATGGCACGGAAGATTTCCGAAAGAAAAAGCTACGGAAGACCAGAAACGCCGTGTGGGTAAAGACGGACTGATTCAACATAAATGAAAGATTATGGGAGAGAAGAAATTCAAGCATGTAATGATAGATACGGAAACACTGGGAAGGACACCTGGAAGCGTGGTCCGTTCGGTGGCTGCCGTAGAGTTTGACCCGCAAACGGGTGAAACCGGACGACAGAAGGTGTGGAAAATAGACCTTACCGATTCTATCCGATACGGTTTTAAGGTAGAAGCATCTACACTTAAATGGTGGATGATGCAGTCGGACGAAGCACGACGCGAATTTGTGGAAGGAGCAGAAACACCACTGGAGGATTTCCTGGAGGATTTCATGCAATTTATAGCTGCTACGGACGAAGGGAACGACTTCACGTTATGGTGTCTTCAGCTTGATTTCGACGTGGCTATGCTTCGTTCCATGTATTCATGGTATAACTTGAACGTGTACAGATGCGACGAAGAAGTGCTTCCGTGGAACTTCCGGAAAGTGCGCGATGTGCGTCCGTATATGGATGCTCTGGATAGTGCAGGTCTTCTTCCTCCGAAGGTGGCGGACAGACACACTCCGCTGGCCGACTGCCTGGCTCAAATAAACTGTGTGCATCTGGTTGAAAAGAATAATCTTGTAGTGAGATAGTGGTATGCCGCAAGCAAGTATTTTCAATATGGATTGTATGATAGGAATGGCTTCTTTGGAAGCTCATTCCTTGGACTGTATTATATGTGATCTTCCGTATGGTGTGCTGAATAAACAGAATCCTCATGCAAAATGGGATACGGAACTTCCTCTTGATGAACTGTGGAGTCAGTATCGCAGACTGATAAAACCAAACGGTGCTATTATCTTATTCTGTCAGGGAATGTTTACAGCCCGTCTGATGATTAGCAATCCAAAAATGTGGAGATACAATTTAATCTGGAAGAAAGGTACACGTTCATCCGGATTCCTGAATGCTAACCGTATGCCGTTACGTAATCACGAAGATATAGCGGTATTCTACCAGAAGCTTCCTGTATATCATCCTCAAATGACAATAGGGGAGAAGAATCACGGAAGAAATGTAAGAGGGGTTCAATCAAATAATAAATGTTACGGAGATTTCAAGGTAGTAGATACTGTATTTACCAACGAGAAATATCCGCTTTCGGTAATAGATATCCCCAAAGAGCATGACAGCTTTTATCATCCTACACAGAAGCCAGTAGCACTTTTAGAATATCTCATACGAACTTACACAGACGAAGGTGATACAGTGATGGACAACTGTATGGGTAGTGGAACGACCGGTGTAGCTTGCATGAATACAGGGCGTAACTTTATCGGATATGAGAAAGAAAAGAAGTATTTCGACATTTCTCAGGAAAGAATATTTTCAGCTCAAAAGGAAGTAAAAAATAATTGATATGCCAATAAGCGAAACATATAACATGGACTGCATGGAATACATGCGGTCCATACCCGACAAATTCTTTGAATTGGCAATTGTAGACCCACCATACGGACTTGATGCAAAAAGTGTCCGTTGTGGTGGGGGTAAATATAAAAACAGTTGTTTAGCAAGAGGTGATATAAGGAAATGGGATATACGGCCTAATGAAGAATATTTTCAAGAGCTTTTTCGTGTAAGTAAAAACCAGATTATTTGGGGTGGGAATTATTTTCCGCTTTCACCTACACGTTGTTTTGTATGTTGGGATAAGCAAAAAAAATTAGAAAATTTTTCTCAGTGCGAACTGGCGTGGACATCTTTTAATAAACCTGCAAAACTTATTTCTATATCAAACACAGGTCCCAAATTAGATAAAGGGAAATTTCATCCTACTCAAAAGCCGATAGAATTGTATGCTTATCTGCTACGAACATTTGCAAAAGCGGGTGACAAAATCTTAGATACTCACCTTGGTAGTGGAAGCAGTCGAATCGCAGCTTACAAAATGGGATTTGATTTTTATGCTACAGAAATAGATAAAGAGTATTTTGAGGCACAGGAAAAAAGATTTCTTGAAGAGTGTAAAGGAGAAATAAAGACATCTAAAGGAATACTTGTACAAGGAGATTTATTTAAGCCATGAACGTCACCACCGACACAATAAACCACATATACCAGTATGCTAACTACCGCACAAACGAGCGATGCGGAGAAACCGTAACCGTTCCGGGACTTACGGAAGGTGCGCATACCTTTTGCCGTAGCCGGCTGGAAGAAAAATATATGTTTGTGCTTTCGGCTGTGAAGGGACTTCCTCGCGTGATGCGTTACAGCAATCGTCCGGAAGGCGCTCCATGGATTCTGGCACGCGGTCACGGAAGCCGGTACGAAGGGGCCACGCTCGATTCAGCCGAGCGTCTGCTGGTGATGGCCGTCGCGCTCGGTATTGTGCGTGTGATGAAACCATACTGCGACTCGTGCGATGTTCCGAATGTGGTGATTGACGACGAACGACTGCGGAAAATGGAAATGATGCAGCCCAAACATTCCAGACGTTTTTCATTACTGAACTGGTAAACCTTACGATCTATGCTCACACTCGCCAACCGGACCTACGTTCTATGCTTCGAACAGTCGTACACAGCGGCCGCACTCATGGAGTGGATTGAAGCAGGAAAAGAGCCCGAAATATCTATCCGGAATGCCAAAAAAGGAGTAGAACGAAGCGTCGTTCTTACCATAAAAGACAAAGACGGCATTTATCTATCACTTATTCAGCGTATTGCATCTGTTACATCAGCAAGAATCCATATAATATCGGATGTTTTATGAAATTTAGCAACAATTTTAATGCGATTTCGGTTTAAAATTGTTACATTTGCCATGTCATACAATGACATGTTGGGTGATAAAAGGTATTTGTAAATTCAGGGTTCCGCATCCGTGCGGAGCCCTTTGTAAAACCTGAAATACATGGCAAAGAAAAACATAAAATGCTATAACTCCGGTAAAATAGGCGGTCTTTCCTACCTGCAGGCATACAAGAACTTTGATAATGCAGATCAGGAGATTGCCGAGATGGGTTTCACTCCCGTGAATCCTATCATTCTCGGACTGAAACCATCGCGCCCGTACTGGATGCACATGGTGTGGGACATTCTGCTGCTTTCCCGTTGCGGTCACATCTACCTGCAGCAGAACTGGAAGTCAAGCCGTGGAGCAAGAATCGAGTTCAGGGTGGCGAAATTCCTGGGTATTCAGATATGGTTTCAGGGAAATCCTGGGGAAGACAATTTGTACAGCGAAAATTTTTGTGATGTAATGAAATGCAAATAAAATGGGAAAAACAAAAATCAAACTTACAAGTAAGCAGAAAGCAATTATAAAAGCAATTTGCATAGCTTCCGGCCTGTTTATCGGGAACCGGATTTTCAATCATGTATCAGCTTGGCTTGGCATTGCAGTTATATGCGTGACTCTGCTAGCATCTATTTATTTAATCTATAAACACATCAAAAAAACTTATGAAAAAAACGATTAATTTAATTATTGCGGTAATAGGAATAGTATTATTCTCCGCATGTTCTCGTGTAGCACCTAACTATGCAGGTGTATTAATGGAAAACTACGGTAAAAATGGGAAAGAAGACTTCAAGATTGTATCGGGTAAAGTATCTGTATGGGAACCTGGTACAGAACTTTTTCAAGTTCCGCTGTTCGACCAACGTGGAGGTTTCCAAGAGCCGGTTATTTTAAAAGCTGCGGACAATACAGAGTTTACAGCATGTCCGGTATATTCATATAAGGTTGTTAAGAGCCGTGCGGTAGATGTAGTATTCGACAACAAGCATATCGGTGGAGGAAACGATTTTATGACTTCACTTGAAGATAATATACTTGAGCCACGAATGTATGACCTGATAAAAGAAGAAAGCAGGAAATATAAGACAGACAGTCTGATGGCAGACGGAGGTTCTCTTGCTTTTGAAAAAAATCTGGAACAAATAGTAAGGAAAGAATTTAATGATAGAGGTCTTGAATTGAGAAGCTTCTCTGCTCAGCTTGAATTTTCAAATAAAGTAAGAGAAAAGATAGACAGTCGTAACGAAGTAAATACCAATATTTCCGTTCTTGACCAGCAAATTGAAGAACAAAAAAAGCGTAACGAACTGGAACAACTTCGTACAGAACAGCTTTTGATTCAAAGCCGTGGTTTAACTAAAGAAATTCTTCAAAAGCAGTTTATTGAAAAATGGGACGGTAAGACACCATTATACGGTGTTGTTCCTGAATTTCTTAAACTTACGAAATAACTATCTAAATAGCCAAGTTGAATAAAATGGCTCCCGCGTGAAGTGCGTCGGCGCACGTTTTCCATAATGTTTAGTTTAAAAGTTTTGGCAAATTCACATTTCAGGGGTTCGACTCCCCGGCGCGGGACTAAATCTTAAAAGAAATGACACTAGATGAAAAAATAGAATACTCCATTAACCTTCTTCGCAAAAGTGAAGAGATGGCATTGAGAATGGACCCAGAAAACGGATTTTATCTGGCGTTTTCTGGTGGGAAAGACTCCCAGGCCCTCTATCATCTTGCCGTACAGGGGGGGGTGAAATTCAAGGCTCACATGAACCTTACAAGCGTGGACCCACCTGAAGTTATACGTTTCGTGAAAAAGAACTATCCCGATGTGGAACTGATAAAACCACGCATGAGCATCTACGAAATGGCAAAGAAGAAGGGATGTCTTCCTACCCGGCTTGTTAGATGGTGCTGCGAAGAGTTTAAGGAAATGTCAGGCGCAGGGAAAGTTACCCTGATTGGAATACGCAAATCGGAGAGTACGAACCGGAAGAAAAGAAATGAAATTGAAACGGGAGACCGTAAATTCTCCGGAACATTTGACCAGTGGAGCGAGCATCAGGAAAAAATGGTGACATGTGTAGGTGGAAAAGACAAAATACTGGTTTCTCCTATCCTTTACTGGACTGAAAAGGATGTATGGGACTACTTGAAACGAATGCACATTCCGTATTGCGAGCTGTACGACAAGGGTTATAAACGGATAGGATGTATTATGTGCCCCATGTCGAACTACAAACAGAACGTGCGAGAAATGAAGAATTTTCCGCATGTTGGGAAAAACTGGAGAAAAACAATTGAATGGCTGATCGAAAACAAATGGAAGGACAAACCGCTTTTGCAAGATCCTGATCTGGCCCTGAAATGGTGGATAAGCAAGAAGTCTTTCAAAGAATTTTATGCAGACGAAGTGATGCAGCAGAAATTAGAGTTTAAAGATTAAAAGAAACGATATGATAAACAAATGTACATTCATCGGTAATCTGGGGAAAGACCCCGATTATAAAGTGCTGGAAAGCGGTCACAAGGTAGCGAGTTTCTCCATCGCCTGCAGCCGGAAAGTGAAAAACAAGGAAAATGGAGAGACAAAGGAATATACGGAATGGATTCCCATTGTGGCCTGGGACAATCTGGCCGAAATTATCAGCCAGCTGGCCCGCAAAGGTTCGCAGGTATATGTGGAAGGGGAGTTCCGCACACGAAGCTACGAGGCAGAAGGAACCGGAGAAAAACGCTATGTGTCCGAAATATGGGCACGCGATTTCCGTCTGCTCGGACGGAAGGCAGAATCATCGTCTGCTCCGCTTCCTACTTCGCCCGACGATTTCGGCAGCCAGCCCGCACCGGCTTCTGCTCCTTCACCCGCTCAGCCGGCACAAGCGGCCCCACAGCAGCCTACGCAGGGAACGCTTAATATGACTGACGAAAAGGATGATCTTCCTTTTTAATACGAACAGATTAATCATTTAGCGATATGAACGAATTTACAAACCCGGCAGGGAATCTGGGAAACAATCCTTTCTTGCAGGCTCCCTCCACCATTTTACCCATGAAGGGGAAAAGCTCTGAAACAGAGCTTGCGGCTTCTATCAGCCGTCCGAAATCCATGATTCCCGTCAAACGAAACCGGTTTGACCGCTACACTGCACAGCAGCGCATGGCCAGTGCAGACATTCTGAACGCCCACCTGCTCATGGTGGAAATCATGATGACAAATATCACTCAGAAATACATCTACGAAGTGGTTTCCTGCCTGAAGGAACGCGGACTGATGCGTCACAACATGAAGCGCAGGGCCAACGAACTGGTAAATCTGTCTAGTGACCTTATGAAGCGATGCAATGCGCACGATGCCATGCAGGTTCGTACCTTTACAGAAACCATCCACCCCGGGCTGTCCGGAAGTTTTATTAGGGGGGGCGGCACACTGACACAGAAGCTTCAGAACATCTTCTGGAAAACCTACGGAGAAAAAATCAACCTCATTTATTTTGCTACAAAGAATGCGCTCGACAAGTGCAACGTGCGCCAGAGCGACCTTGTATCGAACATGGAGATGGTGGCCATGATGTGTACCACCGGAATCGAGTTCTACGACTGCATGTGCCGGAAGGTGGACGGACTGCTCAACGGAGTAGGGAAGGTGAACCGGCAGAAAAGCCAGCACAACGAAAAGATGATGGCTGCGGTGAAAGATATGCTGCGTGAGATGGTGGGAAACATTGAAATACCCGATAAGGAGGGAACGGATGTGCGCACCTTGACCGCACAGTTCCAGATGGAGCTGGTGAAAGACGACCTGCTGAAACTGGTGGAGAGCGGAATCGTTTCGCTACAGGTAGAGTTTATAGAATACGTCATCGCCAGTCTGCGCATGAAGATGGCCGGAGAAGGGCTCTGCTTTCAGGACTACCGCACACTGATGGCACGCATGGGCACTAAGAACAACGTGCGTATGCTGCTGAATGAAATCGCTTCGATCCCTCTTCCTGAATCGGACGACTATGAGGTGTACGATGTCATGGAAATGCTGCCCGATGCAAAGGCAGAAGGCGAAAGCGTGATTGACAAGTTCCGTCACCTATGCCTGGAAGACCATATCCGCACAGTACCTGAAACAAACGAATCCATTACTCTCAGAAAGCTTCGTCAGGAAGTCTACCGCAATCACGGCACACTGAGTATGCTTACCCTACGCTATCTGTACAACGTGTTTGGCACAAAGAAGGCTATGGCAGAATACATAGCGCGTGCGGATGCCGACGTAATGGCGCGTACACTCCGTATGCTGAAAACGGTCAAAGTGAGTCAGCTCGCACTAAAAGACGGATGCCGATACGAACTCAACCTCGGTCAGGGCGTGCGTGCCATGTATGAGATGCACGGTTATACCCGCGAAAAGTTTGCTTCCATGGCAGGTGTAGGAACAGACCGGCTGCTGGAACTGGAGGCCATGGGCGACCTGGCATCCTATCCCCATGCGGAGAAAGCCGTCGGTCCGCTTGTAATGGACGTGGGTAAGATGCTGGGTGCAGACCCCCGTTACGTGCTGTTTGCTTCCCTACGTGATACAAAAGAGAAAGGCACACTCCCGGAGGTTTATAAACGCCTTTTCCGCGAAATGGAGAAAGTATATAACGATAACAACGATAAATCAGAAGAAGATGGGAAAGAAGAAAAAGAAGATAAAAATTAATGCTGCGAAAGCTAAAGAAGCGATATGTAACTATATCAAAAACATATCTAAAGAACCGGGTGAAGGCGTATTTGCAAGCCATCCGTTTCTTCCGAGTGAATTTGAAAAGATGTACGTCGGAATATGTACGGATTTCAATAGCAAAGATTTTGACACATTGAAAGTCAGGGAACATTTAAGACTTCCACAGCTTGATTTCAGAAAAATAATAGGCAATAAACAGCCATCAGGAACTAAAATAGCAAAATATATGGACGGAGAAATTAAAGTATCAAAATTCAGTGTCGGTCAGGTAGTAAAGCTGAAAGATTACGACGCGCTTAAATTGGTGAATAATTCCCTCATTTATCATCTGGAAGAATATGATTTGGAACGTATTTCAGACGCTCAGGTTGCAATCTACAAAGTGCATAATACACGTCAACTCCACAAGTCCGGTAAGCCTGTATTCTGGTATGAGGTAGGTCAGTGGGGTCGGAACATAGCCGACGTTCCGGAAGATTTTTTAGAAGAACTGCCTGAACTGGTAAATATACCTTCTGATAACGACGAAGGAGAGAAACAACCGGAGAAACCCGCGCAAGAAACCGAGGAAGAAATGGTTGCGAAGTTTGAAGAGGTGCTGCACGAGCTGGTATCTTACGATAAAATGGCAGGTGGAGATCCTAATCTTTATCATATCAGAATAGGAAATTTGTTCAAGCCATGTTTTAAGGATGACATCACCTATTCAGACCGGATAGAAGGCTTACTGCATATTACAAGCATCGCCCGTGCTGCATATCAACACTATGCGGAAGTTACGCTTTCTATGGCCGAAATCAGTCAAGAACAGCTTTACACTTACCGCAAAAAGAATGCCGACTATGGAAACGCCTTTGAAAAGTCAATGGACGAAGACGGACTCCTGGTAGCCAAAATCCGCATTGGTGACAAAATTCGGAGAATAAATTCCCTGATTAAAAATAATGGTGAAGGACAGGTGAAGGACGAAAAGCTGGAAGATACTTATCTGGACCTGGCCAACTATTGCGTGATGACAATTCTTTGGATCAGAAAACAATATTCTAAATAAAACAACTATGGCAGTAAGTAATATCAGTAGAGACCACATCGCTATGGAAGCGATGAAGGTGCTCATGGAGAAAACAGTTTCAAACAATCTGACATTAAAAAACCGGATCAGACAATTCTTTGGCCTGAATAATAAGACATATACAGCATTTGACGAGAAGATGATAGCTAAATTATCATACAATATAGCCGATGCCATGATTGCCCAACGCGAAAAAATAATGGAGGACAAATTATGATGCACACATGGTTTGAAGGAAAAATCCGCTACGAAAAGGTAGCGGAAAACGGGATGAACAAGAAAGTGACAGAGCCCTATCTGGTAGATGCCCTGAGTTTCACCGAAGCTGAAGCACGTTTCATTGAGGAAGTAACCCCTTTTATTGCAGGAGAGTTCACAGTGACCGACATCAAACGGGCCAACTATAGCGAGATATTCCCGTCCGACGAGGAAGCTGCCGACAAGTGGTACAAATGCAAACTGTACTTTATCACCATCGACGAGAAAAGCGGTGCGGAGAAGAAGACAGCCACCAACATTCTGGTACAGGCTGCCGACCTTCGCAATGCGGTGAAGAAACTGGACGAAGGCATGAAAGGCACGATGGCCGATTACGTGATAGCTTCCGTAGCAGAAACCGCCATCATGGACGTATATCCGTATCAGGCCGAAGCTGAAGTACAGCCCGAGTTCGAGGAATACGACTATGAGAAATTGTCTGCGGCCGCACGTGTATGTCATAACTTAGGAATCACAGAAAAGGGCGGAAAGAAATGTATCAATACTGGCCCGATAAACGTGCTGAATATTCATTACGGCTACGGAAGCGGTCTGAAACTCATTCAGCAGCTTATCAACAAAGGCGTTCTGAAACGGGAGAAAGACTATATTTCTGTGGTGGACAAACCGCTGGAAGAGTTCGACTGGTACATCAAACAAAAGGAAGGCGATGGAAAAGATTCTCTCCCCAGCTTCTTCAATTTTCTTCACTGGTACATCAAACAAAAGGAAGGCGATGGAAAAGTGGAATAAGGCACTGGACATTCCGGTAGAGATACTTTTCAAGTACCTCTGCCGGGACTACCGGCGCGAACAGGCACGCACAGCGGAGCTGGAGAAAAAGGTGGAAAAGCTTCAGGCAGAGTTGAACTATGAGCGAAACAACACGCCCACGGTGGAGAAATTGCAACGTCGGGTTTCATCGCTCCAAACAAAAGTCCGCGAGCAGGAAGGAACCATCAAGGCAAGAAACCTTGCCATTAAGCGGTTGAAAGGTGAAATAGGTGGATAATTATGGGAAGACTGGAAAGATTTGAATATACGGAAACAAGCATACAGGACGGACTTCGCAACTTCATGAGCTCGCCGAGATTCTTTCTTCGCAACATGTACGTGTTCGGGTGGGAGAGTGACGTGCTGATACTCACGAACTCCGGTTACTGGTACGAGATTGAAATCAAGATTTCGCGTGCCGACTTCCACAACGACCAGAAGCATAAATCGCAGAAGTTTAACTTCATGGCCGACGGAGACACACGTAACAAACCACATTATTTCTACTATGCTGTGCCGGAAGGAATGATTTCGCCCGACGAAGTTCCCTCGTTTGCCGGTCTGATTTACATGCACCGCTCGCGTCCGGAAGTTATCAAGAAAGCTCCAAGACTGCACAAAGAAAAAATCAGAGAAGAAGGTCTGGGACTGGCCGACAAATTCTATCACCACATGGTAAAGGCAAAGACAGAATGCGCACAGGCCCGTCGTGAAGTAAAGGATCTTCATAAGCCATTCCGGAAGGGATACAAGATGGGAGTCATGAGTGCAGTAGATGTAGCCTTACAAAAAATTCGTCTGCTTTGCCCGTATCACAAAGAGATAGATCAGGTGAAATTCTTCTGCGAAAAACAGCAAAAGCAGTTCCGTTTCTTCTGCCATGGAGAATGTGGCCTGCTGGATAAGCTTCAGGATGAAATGGAGAAATCGCTTAAAATCGGAGCCTATGTGGAACAGTGATAAAGCATTATTTGACAAACTTCGTGAAAGATTAGGAGGAAAGTATAAGGAAGATATGCTCACCTATAAGGAAGAGAAACATCCAGAACTTGATGAAGCCGAAGTTTTGAAAGCAATTCATACTATTTCTATTTACAGTAAACTTCCGGAAGAAAAAATAAAGGAAGCTATTATAGAGCTTATCAATAAGCAAATATCTTACGAGAGATTTGTTGATGCAATAAACGAGTTTGGGAAGTCTGCAAAGCTTTTGCGAGATGCAGCATTTACAGCTTCTGAAGCTGTAATAAGAATGTATCCTCTCAAAAATATTGTGGAAGAATCCCCAACAAGTTACTCTCGTGGAATGGATAATTGCGGAGAAATGACTTTGAACTCAGATGCTGTGGAACATCTCAGACAACTCATTCTAGTACAAAGTCCCTGCAATGTAAACGGAAGCAATTGGGATAGGATTGAGAGCCAGCATGAGATAGCCAACCGAAACCGCCACACCTCACGCCATGTGCCGTTCTATTTCAGTATTGTCGGTCAGAACCGTCACGTTCCCCGGAAGGACGGTAAGAAGTACCATACAAAGTTTAACCGAAATGTGCGTCCGAAGAATACACACTCACATTTTAAGTTTTACAGATAAAGCATAAACAATAAAGATGAAAAATAAAATACGAGTCTTTGAAGCATTTGCAGGATATGGTTCGCAGTCTATGGCTTTACGCAGACTGGGAATAGACTTTGAGGTGATTGGAATAAGTGAAATTGACAAGTACGCCATTCAGGCATATATGGCCGTACATGGAGACACTCCTAATTATGGCGACATATCAAAGATAGACTGGAGCAGTGTTCCTGACTTCGATTTTCTGACATACTCATTCCCTTGTACCGACATAAGTACAGCCGGACAGCAGAAAGGGCTTGCAGAGGGTAGCGGCACACGAAGCAGTCTGCTTTGGAAATGCCGTAAGGCTATAGAGGCGAAGCGTCCGAAGTACCTGCTCATGGAAAACGTGAAGAACCTCGTATCGAAGAAGTTTACACCGTATCTGAAAGAATGGCTCAAATTTCTTGAAGGGCAGGGCTACAGCAATTATACGAAAGTTCTCAACGCAAAGGACTTCGGAGTACCGCAAAACAGAGAACGTGTCTTTATGGTGTCGATATTGGGCGATGCTTCGTTCCATTTTCCGAAACCTTTCACTCTGGAGAAAAGGCTGAAAGATGTTCTTGAACAGGATGTGAATGAAAGTTTTTATCTGAGCGAGAAGATTGTAAAGACATTTCTTACAAGAAACGAGAAGAACAAGGCTAAAGGAAACGGGGTTAAGTTTGAGCCTACAATGGGTGATGTTATCGCATCAAGTATTCTGACTAATGCAGGTTCAAGGGATTGCGATAATTACGTTTATGTAGTAGGAAACACAAATCCTTCAGGCCATGGAATGAATGGAAACGTGTTCGATTCAAACGGCTTGTGTCCTACGTTGACAACAAACAAAGGTGAAGGTCCGAGGGTTTTGGTGTCATATGAAAGAACATGTAAAAATAAAAGGCTTCTGTCTTTAATAAAAAGTGGGAAAATAAGCGGAAGGAAAATCGAATTTCTTGATGCCTATAACCAAACAATTAATCAATCAAACATGAGTTTCATTTCTGAACCAATATCATGTGCGGTTCGTGGCAGGAATCCTGAAAACCCTTCCGATAGAAATCCCGGAATAGAATTAGAGCAAAGACTTGAACTCGGAGGCGATATAGCAAACTGCATCACAACCGTTCAGAAAGACAGTCTTGTAGCCGAACCTAAATTAACAATCAGGCAAGCAACCAAGAAAGGTTATATAGAAATACCCCAAGGAGGTGTGTTTGACGCATCATATCCTGATTCAACTACAAGACGAGGACGTGTGCAAGGCGATGGCTTTATCTCCCCAACATTGACGGCAGGTGGTGAGCCTCCATGCCTGTTTGAAGGGATAGCCGAACCGAATGTACTTACTCCCAAAAGAACAGAATACGGCAAAGCTATGCGCAAGGATTACGAAGCTGGGAATATTCAAGAGAGCCGTCACAACATGACGCGACTTGAACCAAGAACAGATGGTGTGAGCAATACGATTACTACCGTTCAGAAGGATAATCTACTGGTAGAGCCAAGATTGATAGGTGGAATAGGAGAAGTAAGTTTCGGTAAACAATGGAGGCAAGGTAATAGAATATACGATTCTAATGGAATAGCCATGTGTTTAATGGCTCAAGCTATAGAAAATGCAGGTGGGAATAGCTACTTATATAAAGTGGAAGAGAGCGAGGAAGAAAGACTTAATGATGTATGTAAAGAAACAGAAAAAGAAATTATCGGCATAAGTGTAAATCCCAATAGCAGAAAACTTGAATTTAAAGGAGCTAAAAGCATATCACCTATATGTCCGACTTTACGCGCTACAGATTATAAGAGTCCTCATACGGTATGGGAATCGGATGCACAGATAGAATGTAAAGGAAAGAAGCTGAACGAAGGTGATGGTTTATACTTGAGCACTTCCCAAGATTTTTTCCATGGAGGATTAGATGGAATTAGCAGAACTCTTAAGGCTACAAACAGCGATGCCGGAGTAGTACAGAACTACCGCATCCGCAAACTTACCCCACGCGAATGTTTTCGTCTGATGGGAGTATCTGAATCCGACATAGACAAAATCCAGTCTGCCGGTATAAGCAAGACACAACAATATAAGATGGCTGGCAATAGCATTGTGGTTGATGTTCTTTATTACATCTTCAAGAAAATGTTCGTTGATAAATCGTGTGAGGATGCTCAATTATCTCTTTTTTGAAAGAATAAAATCATGAAAGTATGAAAAAGAAATCAGATAAAAAAGAAAATGCACAAGCGTTGAAGATGAAGATAGATAAGATTGCGCTGGAATACGGTTTCTATAAAGAGTCGAGCAATGCAGCAAATATTTCGTCTAATTATCGTGACCCGGTGCTTCCGTTGCTAATCACATTCTATGCTACGACATGTACCATCGGGATAAGTTACTGTAAGCAACCTTTCAAATGGCATAAAGAATTAAAGGAGGAAAAGATAAAAGATGTGTTTGCGAATCCTTTGAATTATGTTTGATATAATAATAATTATGTTTAATTTGACAAAAATATGCGGTAAGCATCCGTAAGCATCCGCCTATTGGGTGTAAATATACAAAATATAATTTAGTACCTCATTTTATTGGGGATTTTTTCGTATCTTTCCTCTATAAAACAAAAATGAATATCTCCGCAAAAGGTAACTAAACATCAGTATAATTAAAATGAGGCGCACAAATTCCTTGA